TGCCTGCTGCAACAAAAACCCCAGCAAATCTGTACTGTTTTGTATTGTCGCCATACCTATCTCACTGCATCAAGCATTTTCATCAGAACAATTGATTCTGCTTGTTCTGGGTCCGCAGCATCAAGCTCATCGCCAATCTCCTCGGCGGTGAACGGATGACCGCGAACCATCAGATCAAGGTCGCCTTGAAAATCGACAAGGATTGCAACGAACTCAGAAATGGTCATCACGGGTTACTCCAACCAAACTGATTGCCACGCGGGTGGATCGTAAACATGCACTTAGCTTCAGCACCGGGGGCCGCGTCAATCTGGAAGTTGCCTACCCGACCGTTGAAGGCATACGCGATTGTCGCCGTGCCAGCAGTGGCAGTGATGACAAACGTCCGATCAACCGTGCCATTGTAAGAATCGGCTCGAATCTGAAGAAGAGCCGCGTCAGAAGGATTCCACGCCGCCGTAATTGACAGCGAAGAGGGCGCATTCTGAACCGGAATCTTGTCACCTTGGCGACCGCCAGCCACAGAGTAGCTGGCAACGGCATCATCGGTGCCAAATGCGGGGATCGCCTCGACTGGCACGGCCACGCCATTCGCGCCCGTGCCATTTGCCGCCGTTCCGACAATCGCCGCAACTTGACCGGTCCAGACGGACAGGTTGGCAGTGGACAGGGGAGAAGGCGTTGCTGCGCTCTGCATCCAAAGCGCGGCAGAAAAGCCGGGAAGAACTGCATTAGGTGCGGCCATCGCGATTACTCCTTAGACGTTGTTAGACCAACCGTACTGGTTGCCGCGCGGATGAATGGTGAACATACACTTTGCTTCAGCGCCAGGAGCGGAGTCGATTTGGAAGTTGCCTACGCGACCGTTGAAGGCATAGTAAACAATGTTTGTACCATCAGTCGCGCTGATCACAAACGTGCGGTCAATCGTGCCGTTGTAAGAGTCGGCGCGGACCAACAGAAGGTTGGTGTCAGAAGGATTCCAAGCAGCCGTGATTGACAACGAGCTTGGAGCGTTCTGCACGGGGATTTTGTCGCCTTGACGCGATCCAGCCACCGAATAGCTGGCGACAGCATCATCCATGCCGAAAGCAGGAATTGCTTCAACCGGCAGAAGATTGCCAGAAATCGCAATTGCAGACACGCTCGCCAAGGTAGCGAGTTGAGTGTTAGTCAAAACGGTTGGGGTTGCTCCCGGCTGGCAATACAGCGCGGCACTAAACCCCGGCAATACTTTGTTAGGCAGAGCCATGATTAGATCCTCAAAGGTTAAAACGCTGTCTTGTTCATGTCGGTATATCTAATGTGCAGTCCATGTAGATCTGCGCCATTTTTTCATCATTATTATAGCTATTGAAGAGCCAAAGCACATCAGCTTTTGAAATATAGAAGCCATATGTTGGCCCACCAAACAATCCGCTATAACCGTGCAACGAGTTAATTATTTGCTGGCTGATATCAAACCCATCAGAAATCTGCTGCGTAAAGACAGAAATCTGAAAAGTTGGCCTGTCAATTCCTTTGTTGTTTTGCAATTGGCCAGTGTAAACGGGCTGATGAACATCCTGAAGCATCCAAACAATAAACTTTGGGTCAGTTGCAAAGTTACGGTTAAACGAAGCATAGACCGGCACAGGAGTGACAATTGACGCCAGTTGCGCCTGAATTGCCTGTCCGTAAGTGACAACGCTATTTTGCCCCATTTAGACCGCCACCCCAGGATCATTCCGGTAGCAGACAAACATCACCGACATCCTGTCATTTGATTCTCTGCAATCAGTAATGCGCCAGTCATTCCCGCGCCAAGTGATTGAATGCAGATGCTGGTTGTCAACAATTGACTTTACATTTGGAGTGTAATTTAACGTCAACTCAACAAGGTCTGCGTAAACCCGATATTTCTCTGAAATGCGAACGCTGTTTGCAACATCACTTACTCTTGCCCTTGTTTGAAACCATACGGTTTGAGCCGTGCTTTGCTCACCAAAGGCATTTTGACTAAACGTCAAATTGTTGATTGAGATGTTTTCAAAGCGAGCGATTGCCATCACATCACCAGCGGCTTGTATTTGCGCAAAAGCGCATCAATGCTGAAAGGAATGTTGCGAACAATCCGATCAGAGGTTGCGCTGCGATTGTTGTATAGGTGCGTAAGCAGCAATTTGGCTGCTTGCTTGATCACCGGATATGCGGCAATAGGATTGCTAGAGGTGGTGTACTCGGCAAAGATTGGGTTTGCAATGCCAGTGCTGATGTCAGTTGGCAAAGAACTCACCACAATCCTGTTTCCAGATTGATCAAAGAAATAGCTGGAACTTGAAAGAACCACTTTGGCATTTGATGAGTTAAAGTAACCAACCGCATCAACGATCACGCCATCTTGACTGGGATACAAATTCTGAGAGATTTCCGGCAAGTCCAGCGCAACAGGATATGCTGCCATTGCTTCCATCGAGTAATAAACGCGATATGACATCGGAAGAATTGACATTCCAAGATAGTCTTCAATGGCCTGTCTGGTGGCAACCTCCAAATCCTTCAGAAAGTCATCTTGGCTCTCATCTTGAAACAGATTCAAGTGCTGCGTGATCTCGTCAAGTGTTAGCCAAGGCGTTACGCTGTCCCGATCAATCTCCTCAATCTTTTCATAGTTGAAAGGATTTCTGTTGCCGCCAAAGGCTGGCCGATCAAGGAACACCGTATCGCTCATCACACCACCTTGACGCGAACACCAGCAAACGGGTCTTTAACCGTCGAAACAATCCGCTTCTCAGCAAACAGCGTGACAAAACCTGGCGCAGATTGCTCCATCATCTGGATTGACATTGCTTCAGCATCGCCAATCGTCATGAATCGCGGCCAGTATGCCAAATAGACCGGATAGGTCGCGGAGAGATAAGGGTTTGGAATGACAGGCCACCCAAAGATGCGCCCAACAGCCGCCCCATCCTCATCGCCAGTCTCCAAGAACAGCGGAAGACCTTGCAGGTCAACCAAGTCCCGCAACGCCTGAATAGTCGCCGGATTGATGTGCCAAGCAACTTCAGGGAAGGCCCAATACTGCGCAGGAAGCCTCGATGCTGCGGCAACCATGTCAGAGTAGGCAATCGAAGTCGTTGCCGATTGCGTAGAGATTGAGTGAATGCCATTTGTGATGGCCGTTCCACTTGTGCCAAATGCTGACACAGACGCGCCATCTGCATACATATCAAGACCGCGCAGACCAGAAGTTGCGCCAGTCGTTGTCGTTGTGCTTCCGCTTTGATCGCTGTTGACGGCCATTGATGCGCCCTCAAGTTGCGAGAACTCAAGAGCAAGGTCTTCAACAATTTCTGCGCTCAGACCGTTCACATCGGTCATCACGGCAGACCGGATCGGGAGCGTTGCAGCAATTGCGCGAACCGGAAGTTGCCAAATGCTTGTGTCAGTGTTTGGAGCGCCGACGTTTGCCGCAACAGGATATCCCCAAGGATTCCCCGCTTGGTTTGTTGCGTTGCCAGTCTTGGCAACAAACATTGCATCGCTGCCACTAACCGGCATGATGCGAGCGCCCATTCGGAATGGATTGGAATAACGCAGTGCCGCAAAAGCGTCATCAAAGACGATGCGGCCACCAGTTCCAGAGCCGGAACCTGTAATGCTCGACGCCTCGTTGATGGAGACAATTTGCTTGCCGCCCTCATGGATTGCGCGTTTGATGCCATCAAGAATTTTTTCGGTGACCGTCATGTTTTTCTCACTGTGATTGAAGAAAAGGGGAGAGCGGACGCCCTCCCCTTGACCCCTATCAGGTCGCAGTGCCAGTCGAGCGATAACGCACACCAGCATTCGGATCACGCACCGACGTGCCGAGCCTCTTTTCACCGTAGAAGGTGATATAGCCAGGTTGCGTCTGATCGTAACGGCGCATCACCATGTTGAGGCGGTCAACAATGGTATGGAAACGCGACCAGTCAGCAAAATACATCGGGTACAGGCTGTTCGTGCCAGCAGCACCAGTTGCCGTCTGCGACGGGGTGTCTAGGTACTTATTGACCACCACATTGAAGCCGAGCATTTGACCAACGATGCCTTCAACAGACAGACCTTCGTTACGATTGAAGATCGGCGCTCCGTTGTCATCCTTCAGTGCGCGAATAGCGTTCAGCAGGATCGGGCTAACCATG